AGTGTGAGGAGGAGAAGTGGGCTAGTGGGAGTTTTGGCCCAAGAAGCAAACATGTTTGTTTCTTTTTTTTTCCAGTGTCGCCCTTGATGCCACCTGACGCATATTCAACCTTATGCTGCGGGTCATACACGATGATAGACTTTTCGCCATCTTGGAATATATATCCAAGGTCGAGATTATTCAAGGCACGCGCCACCTCCGCTGATTGAGCATTAACGCTCTCGAGCACATAGTCGATTTGCTGTTTGAATCCACCTTTTCTGCCGAGAGACTCAAAAGAGTGACCCTCGCTACTATCCTTACACTCAAATTTATACAGACCCTTGCCTGAATTGAAAGATTCGGTAGTCAGAGCAGGATAAACATTTTTCTCAGCCTTCAAAGGAGCTTTGAGGTCACCCTTCACAAAAATATAGACATTTACGCCGAGGCCGCCAAAATTTTCCAAGCAGTCGTTAGATGCGAGGATGTCAGAGAGTGTAGGGCATGTTGCTTTTTCTGCCATATTCTAATAATTTTTTTGTGTTGTTAATGTGTTGTGTCTAATCTAACGAGAAGCAGATTTTTTTCTAAAAAGGTGGCCGACCACCATTTTCCGCCAGGTCAGGCAGCGGCCACCAGGGTATTATAGAAACAAAAACCGCATCCACGTATTAGCCATTCTTTTTGAAGAACGCAGTCAGGCCCATGCTCATGCCAGAAGCCGTAAGCTGAATCTTCTTTTCGGTAGAGCCGTTGCTCCAGTTGGCAAACTTGAAGTTAGTGCCATCAGTAGCCTCGAGAGTGATAATCTGATTAGGAGTAGTCTCCACAGGGTCCTTATACTCTACGCCACCCACCTTAACCTTTCCGTCGATAGCTCCAGCATCACCAGTGTTAGCCTTTGCGAGCGTGATAGTAAGGTTAGAGTTGGTGTAATCTCCCGATACAAAGTCGGTGCATTCGAGAGCGCCGTCAGTGACAGCGAAAGCCCAAGAGAACGGATTCTCGATATAGCACCCCTGAATGCTTTGAGCCTGGAAAACAATATCTCTCGTATCGGTATCAGAACCGAGCTGCACGTCAACGAAAGTCTGGTTGCCCTCAGAGTCGACAGCATAAACGATGTTGCCCTCAATAGAGAAGATGATACGGTCGCCAACACCAAGGCCCTCAACAGGAGCGATGACACATTTAGGCAGTTCGGGGATGACATAATTGCCGCCATCCACTACGTCGAGCTTATGAGTGCCGTAAGACTGGAGAGCATAGCCATCCGAAATGTTGATAGCAGTCTCAGGAGTCATATAAGCATAAACCTTCTGGCGGCGCATGCGAGGGTCAAGGCTCATGTAGGCAGAACGGAAGTTCTTATAAGCAGAAGAGTCGGTCGCATTAGCAGGCGCCGATATACCCTCACAATGAATAAGGTTGTGATTAGCCTCACTGATAAGGCCATCCTCAATATCATGCTTGATGCAAGTGAGGACACCATCATAGAGACCCATCGCCTTCTTCTCGTCAGATGCGCCAGGAACGTCATTGTCAATGTCGCCCCACCACAAGTTGTTGTAGAGGTCGTCAGCATGAGTTTTCAGCACAGCCTCCATCGCTACGGTAGAAAGCGGATAAGCACCCTGCGCATCGACACCGAACACAGTCTCGCAATAGCGGTCGATATTATCAGTACCTCTAAACCACGCAAGTTTAGCAGTCAACACACGTTCTTTAAGGAATCCGATTTCCCCCTTCATAGAAGGGTTGACATCCTTGCGTCGAGTAGTGCCTCCCTTACGAATAAAAATGTTAATAGTGCGTTTGTACTGGATGCCGCTAATAGTCTTGATGCCGAGACGCTTCATCTCGTCAGGATTGACATACGATGGGCCTTGAACCACACTCTTAAAAACCTGATTAGCCACTTCTTGGAGGGCTGTTATACCAATAAAATCTTTAGGTGTTGCCATAGTTTTGTAAAATTTTGTGTTTGTGTTGTGTTGTCATAAAATGCCATTCTTGCGCTTATATTCCTCGATAGCTCTTTTAGAAGCCACAGGGTCGGCAGGATTCCAAGTAGGGAAAGCAGTCTGCGCTTTCTTGACAGCAGCCCCCTCGCCATTATTCTGCGGAGCGTTGCCCGCATTCAGTTCTTCGCCCGCCTCATTAGTAAGCTCATCAATCTGAGCCTGCATATCGGCAAGCGACTGTTTAGCAGTAGCGAGCGCATCCTTCGCCTCTTGGAAATCGGCCTCCATCTTCGCCATTGCCTCAGAGAGAGCCTTCATCTCATCGTCCTTCTTGGCAATATCCTCGGTGTGCTGCGCATTAAGGTCACTTAGTTCTTTACTATGAGCCTCGTTAGCCTGGGCGAGTGCGTTCTCCGCGACTTCCTTTGCTTCGTTGGCTGCGTTAACTTGAGCGGAGATTTCTTCGAACTTGCCCTGCAATTCAACGAGAGCGTTCTCCGCAGTGGTGGCTTTCTGCTCGGCATCAGTCACCTTCTGCTCTGCTTCCTTCATGTGAGCTTCGAGAGAGTCGAGAAGCGCGGCGTTCATAAACGCGCCCTCTTTTGTAACGGCAATCTCGCCCGCCAGCAATCCGCAAGCAGAACAAATCAATGGGTAATTCTCCATATTTATATTAGTGTTTGTGTTTGAAGCTTTGGGTTTCTCTGGCTCTGGCTCCGGCTCGTTCTGTGGCTCAACCGTCTGCTCGCGGTTGATAAGTTCAACTCTGCCATCAAAAAGTTCAAAGGCGTGTTGCACTACTCCCAAGAATGACGACTGACCATCCATCAAAATACCCTTCACGTCTTCGGCATTGAACATCTTGCCATGCAGATGCTCGTCAGTGGCATTAGGGCAAAACTTCTTTACGTCGGAACGGAACTCAACACCAAGGTCGGCAAGCTCCTTGATAAGTTCCTTGTCATCATCCTTATTGGCAATATCGCGATAAGCCTTGTTCTTGTCAAACGACTTTGGATCGTAAAGCTCATGATAGGTCTCATCGGTGTACTTGTATTTCGCTCCATCGGGCAAAGTGTAGAACGCTGCCATCACACCGATGCAACCAATCTGGTCTTTCGGATTCATGTAATAGCGTTCGTCGCAAAGCGAAGCGAGGTACATGCCAGCCGAAGCACAAAGGCCATCGACCAAAGCAATAACCTTCTGCCCCTTTGAGTGGGCATAGTCGATAGCAAGAGCATAATCGTTTTTTGCCCAAGCAGAACCGCCAGGAGTGTTGATGATGAAAACGTGACCGCGACAAAGAGGATGATCGGCTGCTCGCATCATCATGTCGCGATGGTCGATGGAACCATACGAACAATAGTCGCCGTTGCGTGTGATAGGTCCGTCAACAGTAAGAACCGAAACGAAAGGAAACGTCTGCGCATCCTCGTCATCAGCAGGGAGGTTCAGATACCAGTTGCCTCTCACTTGTGTGCCATCCTCTGAAACCTGATACTCCTCTGGATAATAGGTTTTGCCATTCTCGTCCTTAGCTGTGACATATCCGCAGTTCTTCTCCGGCTTGCTGAAAGCCGCATGAGTATTCAGATTATGCTCAAGCGACTTACGAATACCATGCACAAAGTCGGGACTGACCATCCACTTCTTTTCGGTAAGAATTTCAAATAAGCCTTTCATTAGTAAAAATTCTATTTTGTGTAGTGTTATCCAAATAGTCAAAACTTAAAAATATTTGTCATTACGGTAAAGAGACCGAAAAACGGGACATTCGCCAGCAATCTCAAAGCACCGCCATGATGCTCCGCCGTGATAAATACGAATGCAAATTTAAAGTGACCAAAAAGAGACATAAGGACATAAAAACGCCCTGTAATCTAACATAATCAGACCACAGGGCGTTAAAAGAGCATGAACGACCAAAAAACGAGCTTTATTCCGACATCGCTAACAGAATAAATGAAGACAGCGATTGGCAATCAATCTGCAATGAATGTTTAAAAGACGTCATAGACATAGAAGAAGTGACGACACATTTAAAAGTGTCAGGCACAGCATAACATAAAAACACCGAACCATCCGTCACCTTCAGCAGGACCAAACATGCTTTTTTATTCAAAGAAGATAAAACATCAGCTAAAATTTCATAATCAAGCATAATTTCGGCCGATATTGCAAAAGAATACACCCAACCCAAGTTGCCTTTAGCCATAGACGCCTTAGCTGAAAGTTTTTCACCCACGATTTCAGAATCTTCGCAAATAGAAACATGAAGCAGCGGCTCGCCAAACTCACAGCCACTCAGAATCCTAATGCCAGGAACGGAAAAAGGTTGCGGGATAACAGACGCATCGAGAGAATGGACATAAATATCAGTGACACCCTTCAAGAAAAATTCCCTACAATTATCAATGTTTGCCATAAACTTATTTAATTAAACTATTATTTAACATTTATTACAACTCTGTTTAACATTTATAAACATCATAAAATTACTCCCATTCTATATCGTTAATTTTAATAATTCTTTCCTTTGAGTCGACATACCTCATATCCAGGCAGGAATAAGATTCGAGTTTGCAAAAGCCATTCATCAGCCATCTATCAATACTCCTTCTCAAGTTATCCTTTTCTGGCACAGACATTTCGATGCCATACCTCATCAAGAATCTCTCCAGCATAGCAGTGCGCGCTCTGACAATAACCCTGCCATTCGACACACAATAATTAAAAGTAGAGATTTCCCAATCCATCAGAGAGCATTTAAAATCTTCATTAAGAACCGCAACCAAGTTTCTTGCGCCATGCACCGACAAGTTCCATGAATTAGTGACAGTGCGGACCACGTCGACATCTTCAATTTCGCAAGGCAATTTTATACATAAATAATCCTCCTTAGCACCTTTGCCGTTATCCAACTTTCCACACAATTGCTGCACCTCCGCATAAGTAAGATAATCAGACTTATCGCGTTTCAGAATAACCTTTCCGCCAAGAGGGTGTCGTCCGCACAACATATTGTTCCACTGCTGTTCGGAAAAGCAAGACGAGTAGACGTTATCAGATTTAGCCACATTAACCAATCCATACCTCAAGACGAAAGCTTCGCGCATATAAGAATTGAAAATCAGAGGTTCATTCGGCGCGAGACATCTTTTAGCATCCCTATTTCGGAAAAACGCGCATCGGCTGGCAGGCAAGCGCAAATAAATATTAGGCATAATCAACGAGATTGAGATGATTTGAATTTAGACATAATAGCATCAGTAACATCGAAACTATAACTCATCATATCCTTAGTCACAGGCTTAGAGACCAATTTGTCGATACGCGCTGTTTGTTCCTCATTAAGATTAAAAGCAAGAGAAACAGCATCAATATACACACCACCGCATTCAGTATATTTAAGGAAAGCGTAGCAACCACTCTTGTCGATGGTCAGGAAAGAGGAAAGAGCTTCGGCCATATCATCCGCAGAGTAGACCGGCATAGCAGGGTGCAGCTTGCGATACTTAGCCGTATAAGTCTTCAGTCGCTTAGCGATATATTCATTGATAGAATCGGCATAATTCATATACAGCTGCGCATCCGGAGAATCAGACTCTTTAGAGCGAGCGGAATTGAAGAATCCACGAAGCTGCGTAAGCACCGCAAGCACCGCGTCGAATTGTTGAAAATTGATGTTTCCTTGAAAAATCTCCAACATATCAGCCTTAATATCCGTCACGATGCTCTCGAGCATATCAGCCAAAAACGTCACCTTGTCGAGATTAGCCGCAAGACGGTCAACACGTTCCTTCATGCCCGCCTTTCTATAATCGACATAATACTTCAGCAAAGAAGAGAAAGACATAAAATCTTTATTGACATCGGAATAGAGATAAGTTTGAACAACAGAAGCAAACATGATGTCGGCCAGTTTGCGGTCTTGTTGCTGCACAGTGCGCACAAGGCTATTCATTTCACTTGATCCACGCCTCAGACGTTCCGCAGAGCGTACAAGA